TGTATAGATTTAACTCGTCGTTGTTTTCTGGCAACTCGTCTGGATTCACGTTAAACGCGTCCACACCAAAGTCATTCTTTACCTGGTTCAACAAGTCCTTTGCAAGCATGTCGGCCTCTACCATTCTTCGATAGTCGTTTCTCTTCTTAGAAGAAAGACGGTCCTGAGCAGATGCCTTAACGTCATACATACGGTTTGATATACCGTTTACTACGATGTCAACAAACTTAGGTATGATTGGTACTGGCTCCCAGTTTAGGTTAAGGTAAGAAAGGTCTCCGTCAACAGCAAACTCCTTCTTGTACTTTGCAATAGACTGTTCTCCTCTGGCATAAAGCCTTAGCCTGTTATACTCGATCCACTGGTCGTAGTACCTACAGCTATTTGATGTTCTTTTAAACCACTCGTACTGAATAGAGAGTCCGACCTGTAGGCCATACTCCATAGACGCTTTTTCTTGCTCTGTGGCTGTATTATTTGGGAACGTACTATACGGTACAAGTTGTGCTTTTTCCATCTACTTTATGATCTCGCTAGAGTAACCTTTGTTGTTGTATGTTGCAAATTTAACACTTATTTTTGATTGCTTCTTTTCAGAGACAAAGTCGTGCCTCATGTTAGCCATTATTGCCAGTCCGCTACTAATAGACGCGTCATGTCTTGTACGATTATTTATGTCAAATCTAGCCCAGTCTTCTAATGTTCTATTAAAGTACATGTACCCCATCTCGTCAGAAGACCTATACACTCCGTCAAGATCTATGCCAACATACTTCTCTATATACGTCTCTATTGCTGATGCGTGAGACTGCTTTACGTCCTCCGAAGTATTTGGTATACCACCTAACTCTTTTTCTGTCTTAGACAGGTTATGCTTCTGCTTGTCTGGCCTGTTCATAGAGAACGCCCTATACCCCCTATTCTTAATGATACAGTAGCCTTGGCTTATTGTTCTCCGCAAGTACCGGCATTCCATAGTAAAAACACGCCATCAACACGTCCTCGAAAAATATCTCAGCCGTCTGTGGCCTTGCTATGTACTCAAGAAAAAACCTATTGCTTGGCCCGTCGTCCATGTGAAATTTGGTCAGACCATGAAGCGCACCATTAGATCCACCACCACCAACAACCCCAGATATGTCATACGGGTCACAGCCAAAACTGCCTACATGTTCATTGCCTGGATAAAATGAGTCTCCCCTCTTTACTACGTTATTTCTCATTCCAATTGGTGGGAGCCATGACACTATAAACCTTCCCTTATTGTCTGGCGTCCATACTACCTCAGAGTCCTTCTTTCCGTCTTTCCAGTGAAAGTATCCACGCGTAAGCACTCGGTCCTGCATTAAAGACCCGTTGTAGTCGATCTGCTGATATATCTTCGTTAGGTTGAATATACTTGCCTTGCTCTCGTCTCTAAACGCGTGAGACTCTGTCCTAGGGAACTGTCTATAAAATTCATTTAATGCGTCAGCGTCAGACTTTAATGACGCAACCTCGTTCTCCCAGTAGTCAACAACCCCATTCTTTATCATGGACCCATCAACTCCACGTATCGGAGACTTTGGCTTATGAAATACGGGCATTCCGTGAACGTCTATGTATCCCTCAAAGTTCCACTCCATAGGAATAAATAGCCTGTAAAGGCCACTCTTTGTCTGCCCGTTGTCGTTTCTTTGTGCAGGGTCAGAGTCCTCGTAAAGTTTCTTAAAGTTCCCTCCACCCTTGTCCAGTGCATTTGACGTAGAACCCATCATACACTTTCCAATAATACGACTACCCAAGCGCAAACACGTCTTAGTAACACGCCAGTTATTTAGAATATTATTTGGTTGTACCCACTTTCCGCTCTCGTCATGAATAAGAAGTCTTACCTTTTCTCCGTCATAGCTATTGTCAGCCGTATTCTTCCAGTCTATCGTAGTATTAAGACCGTCTATATCCTCCTCCTCAATCTTAGTCATGCTCCTCTTTGTGATCTTAGAGGCAGGCACTCTATACGCTAACTCCGTCTTTGGCCTGTCCATACCGTCCTGTATGGGCTTAAAAAAGAAGGGATAGTTATTCGATATATTAACAACCTTGTCGGTAAATAGCTTTTTGGCATCGTCTCCAGTCTTTGATAGTATTCCAAACCTCGCGTCCTTTGACATGGTTGCCTGATTTACTATTTCTGCCGCACTCATAAAAGAGAATCCAGAACGACGATTCTTTAGATATATCATGCCAAAGCATCTGTTGTCTGCCTTACACGCCTCAAAGTATATAAAGAAAATTCTGTTTGACTCACGGAAGTCTGGAAGACCAACGTCTATCTTAGTCCACTGTAAGTACATGTAGTGCGTTCCTGTTATGTACGTAGGCTTCTTGTTATTCATAAACCAGAACCCGTACTCCCTTCTGTCAAACTCTCGCTCTACATAGTCAACCCACCTTGAATGAAACTCCTTTGGCTTTCTATTCCAGTCAAATATGGTCTTTACTCTCTCTAATTCTTTTGGATACTCTTGTGGATACCACCTGTCCCCTCTGTCTTCGACCTCTTTTGGCGCACTTGGTAATGCAATTCTGACCGAGTTGACGACGTATACGTCTCCAATAGTCCCATCCTTAGATATAACAACAATGTCGTACTCTTCGTTATATCCGTATTCCCACGACTTTTCATCGTTTCTTTTCTTCAGCGTAGATACAGGAACTATACTGGAGGCGTCCTTCTTGTCGTATAGTTTGTATTCCTTGCTCATTTACTAAACTTTTCAGCAAATCCTCCCCTCGACTTGTCCTGTTTCTGATCACCCTGCATTGACTCTATCACGTTTCTCTCGTCCTCTATTCTATTTAATATGTCAAACGCATCAAATATTGCCAGCTTTTTTGTGGCGGCAGCATTCTTCAGCCTATCAGCGGCCAACTCATTGTCTGGGTCTCCAGTTAGTATCTCCTCCTTGGCAACTCTAATGAGTTCCTTTACGGCTATCTCTCCGGCCTTTATAATTTCTTCTCTAGTGTTTTTTGTTGTCATAATACTGCTACTATGTTTTTAGTTGGAACCCTGTAGTACTTTTGATCATTTATTCTGAACTCGTACTCGCTGTCCTTTTGGAATGTTATTAAGTCACCAACAGACACGCCACTAAAAGATTCATCAATCATTGACACCCTTCCAACCAATTCAACGTATGTTGACGTATTATTTTGGTACCCATCAGTTCCCCTCTTTACTGGCTCTATAAATGCATAGTCGCCAAACATTTTCCACTCTCCATCTCGCATCAACATGTATACACGCTCTGGCTCTACATAATACAACTTATTGTCAACCATGTAGTTAGACTTTTTTAGCCTGCCCCTCATGTCATAGTTTGACCTGAAAACGTTATGATGAACGACGACAATGTCTCCAACGACAACGTCTAAAGACAGTGCCTCTGGCACGCCAACAACCCTAGCAAGGCGCTGGGTTGACTTAAAGTCCTCTATGCTGACATTAAGTATTAGCCCGTCCTTGCTCTGGTTTGCGTATTCATTTCCGTCTACTGGCTCTACCAGTACGTAGTAAGTTGATTTCATTAAAAGTCTATGTTGTACTCGAACGATATTGGCATGTTTGAATTGAAGTTCTTCCAGCGCATTATCTCGCCAGAGTCTTCACTCTTGATCCATATAGTAACGTCACCCTTTGACTCCCTGGTAATGTCGTGTATCTTGTATGCATTGTTTAGCACTGACTGACCAACCAGGTAGTTCATGGAGTTTTTATAGTCACTCCCTATCGATATCTTCCTGATTAACATACTCGCCAGTCTCAAGATTGATCTCGATCTTTCCGTACTTCTCTTCCATTGAAGCGTATAACGCGTTCAGCTCACCTGCGTGACGTAAGATCTTGTCTAGTGCGTAATGCTTTTTGATGTCATAGTCTGCAATCATTGTCTTAAGGCTAGATACAGACTGGTTCAAGTCTTTTAGAGACTGTAATTCTTCTTGTGTGATTGTATTCATTTGATTTTGATTATAAGTGCAAATATAGCAAATATAATCAAAAGATACCACCATTTAAACCACGACTCAGTATAAACTATTTGTGGGGGCAGTGTTATAGACTTTGTAATCCTTACCGTGTCTGGCTTTTGTTTTACGTAAGTCTTTATTATGTCGTGATTTCTAATGATCTTAACGATAACACTTCCGGTGTCAATTGTTATTGTGTCGTGAACGTCCGTGTAGAACTCTTCGTAAAATTCTAACGTATCTGTTACGTACATCGTGTCTATCACCAAAATTTTCTGTGGCTCGCACAGTCTTGGTTGTTTCTTGCACGCCTTCTCTAAGTGCCAGTTGGCCGAACACCCAGACAGTAGTAAAGTTATAATTAACCATCTCATTTTTTGCCTCTATTTCTTGCTCTGTTTTTTGACTGTGGCTCGTTGACTAGCTTGCCTGACTTGGTGTGAGACTTGTCCATCTTGTCTCCATTTCCGTAGGTTCCGTCTTTTCTATTTGCCTTATTTAGTTCTACCCTATACTTCTTTCTCTCTTTAGTTGCCTGGTACTCCTTGTCGTAAGAGTAGTCCCTTCCAGTGGCCTTGTTAGACCCTGGCCTGTCATTCTTTCCAGTTACTTTATTTTTAGGCATAAATCAAACTATGGCCTACCCTGGCCCCTGTATTTCTTTTCTGGTTTATTGTTCTTAGAATGAACACCCTTGTTGTTCTTCTTCGGTTTTTGCTTGAACAAGTTTACAGCCGATACCTTATTTGATGTTTTCTTTGCCATTGTTTATTCTAAAATACAATAAGGACTTTCTGGATTAAACTCACAAAATCTTTTTTTATACAATTCTTCACAACCAGCAAACGTATGCACTCCGCAAGGGTCGGGAAATACCTCGTACTCGTTAAATGCTTGGGGTATCTCTTTAAACCACATAATATCGACCGCATAACTTGTGTCTAAATTTATGCAGTTGCCCTCTTCGTCAGTTTCAAAGCAGATATTGCCTATCTCGTGAACGGCACAATCTATGTATGACTCTTCGCTTTGGATTGACTTTTTTAAGTTGTTCCAAATGCTTTGGCTTGGGTATTGGTATTTTGCGAATATCATAATGTTGTTAATTCTGCAAGTTCTGCGTTTGAAAGTCGGGTTGGGAATAGTAGGGCTTGTGAAATGCCTCCGCTCATAATTGCGGTAGTATCATTAAATCCACCTATTCTAAAATCATCATAAGTTATTCCATTGGTGTACGTTGCCGTACTTGTGCCTACCGATGCTCCATTTAAGTAAAAAGCAAAATCACCGCTTTTGTATGCAATAGCCGCTTTGTTACGACCGCTTACATTTGCAATACTTACTGAGGCAATTGAAGTGCCTCCAGAACGCAAATTCATCCCAAGTACTTTGGATAGACTTCTCGAAATATATACGGTATCATTAAAAGAAGTATTATCTATTCTTACAATATACCCATCAGTATTTACATCGGCATCAATATCAAACTCCACAAACATAGTACCCTCAGTCTGACCAATCAAACTACTAATACCCGTTTTACTACAAGAATCCGCAAGTCTTGTAACCGTTGCTGATGTTGTAGGGATGTAGGATGAAACATAACTTCCCGCTTCGATTTGTGCGCCCCAAATATATGCCCCGCTTGTGCCGTCACCAATATAAACAACACTATTTGTGCTTTCGTTATATGTGTATACTTGCATACGCTGACTTATGTTAGTTGGGTCGGTGAATTTCATTTGTAGGATGCACCTATACCACCCATTACCATAATCTTCAATGCTTGAACCTACATATTCAGCGTTACTTTCAAAAAAAGAATCAACTACACCTAAAGTCAAATCATAGTCAACATTGACGGTCGCAAATGTGCTGCCGTCAGAACGTGATGCTCTCATCTGAATACCCCTTCCGCTTCCCTTTGCAAATATGCTATATGTATAAA